CTAGTTCTTCTGTAACTGCTGATCATAAAGCTGAATTTATAATTGGTGTGTTTAATTCTCCAAACAACGAAGTTACTCTTAAAGAACAAGTTCAGAAGAATACTGAGAATATTCAGAAGAATACTATACAGTGGCAACCAGAGGGTATTATACAATATCCTACATCCGATGAGTTCTTAAAAGGAAATTTTAGAGTTCCAGGATATACCGCGATAATAAGAAGTTGGGGATTTATTGGCGACAGTTTATGTTCTGGAGAAATGGAATGCTACGAAGGTTCAGTAAAGAAATTTATTGATATGTATGAATATTCTTGGGGACAACAAATATGTAGATTATGTGGCTCAGAAGGATATAATTATTCTTCTGGAGGTCAGACTGCAAAGGGTTGGATAAATTCGCCTGGAGAAAGAGCGTGGGCTAAAGCAAAAACCACCCCGCATCAAGCTTATATAATAGCACTCGGAGTAAATGATGCTGCTCAAACAACAGTAGGCAATGTAGAAACAGACGTGGATTTTGATAATTATGAAAATAATGCAGACACATTTGCTGGAAATTATTTTGGCATAATACAGAGAATAAGGAGTATTTCTAAACGTAGTATAATTTTTGTTGTTACAGACCCCAGAGACAACAATCTAAATGAAATAATAAAGAAAGTACCAAGCAAATTTGAAAAGGTTTTTCTTATTGACATGACAAGCTTGATTCCACTATATAGTAATACTGAGTTTATTAAAAAATATAAAATGGGCTTTCATATGAATGCTACAGGATATTTATATACAGCATATATATTTATGCACTACATCGACTGTATAATTCAAAAGAATCCTTCTATATTTAAAGATATAGCTCTTTGGAATACTAATTATACGGCACAAGCAACTTAAACTCTAGGTCGCTGACTTTAAAAATTAAAAGTAAGACTATATGAAGAAGAAACAATTACGTGAAGCACTGGCTGTGCTTCTTACTAAATTATCATCAGCAAGGGATTGTCCCTTGCTGATGGATAATTACGTAGTGAAAGCCTTGCGCACGGTTCTTTTGGAATATAAGGAATCTGGTGAGCTTCACGAAGCCTACAAGGAGCAGATACAATCCACTTTTGAGAGTGATAATCCTTGGATAGCTATGATGATGAAGTCAATGAATGTAGATTCTTCTATAAAGAATATGACAGATGAAGCCATTGACAGAATGATTGATTCAATGTTAAGAGAATAATAATATTCTCTAGTAATTACAAATTAATTCTTGTATGACTATAAAGCATTATTACCATTTCTTCACTAAGTTTGAAGATATTAGTAGTAAAATTAGGTTAAGGTAAAAATATCACTCTCATATAAGAGGATATTTAAGTAAATAAACATAAAATTTTTAGGCGTATGGCTAACAATAAACAAAAGGAACTGAACAAGATCATAGAAAATTGTACCAGTTGTTGTATTACTCAAGAAGGTACAGACCAGGTAGTTAAAGAAAAGGTCTTAGGTAAAGCTAGATCTATAAACATTGTTATGACCAGATGCGTTTGTGTTAACCAGCTTATTCAGGCTGGTTATAACATTTGTACAATAGCTGAAGCTTTACACAAAACTCCAACCTCAATAAGGAAAATTAAAAGAGTTTCTGCAGTCTTTGAAAAGTTTTCTAAAGCTTATCAGATAGCTCTAAAGGAAGCTACAACATTAAATCAACTTAAAGGCTAAGTAATTCTTTACTTTAGAAGTTATTAATTCTCTCCTAACTTAGGAAAAACATCTTAAGTGTAGTTATCAAGTTTGGTAGTACTGGGCACTATATTATTATATAAAGGGTAATAACTGCGCAGTAATCCTTTAAGAGATCATTCACTTATTGTTTAATTTCTAAGGTTTACTATTATGGAAGAGAATAGAGTAACAGAGAAGGTCTATTGTTATGATCACCCTAGTGCTTATAATCATGACAATTCTGCTATGTTAGCAGCTCTCTTAAACAAGAACGATAATCCTCTCGAAGCAGCCGCTCTTATGAATGGTGGTATGGGAGGTCAGTGGAATAACCCTTTCATCTATTTGGTATGGATGATGTTTGCACAGAGAATGTGGGGTAATGGCTGGGATAACAATGGTCAGAATGCTCAGAACGTAGAACTTCAGAACCAGATTCAGTCACTTAGATCACAGATCTCTGATAACCAGAATTCTAATTTGGTTATGGATGATATCAAGGGTAATGCTGCTGCTGCTATTAACCAGTTAGCTTCTAATATGAACTGTGACTTCAATACTTTGAACTCTGCTATCTGCGATGTACGTGGTGGTATCGATAAGCTTAGTGGTCAGGTAGGATACTCATCTGAACGAGTAATCAATTCTATCGTTACTGGTAATCTCCAGTTGACCCAGGCTCTTAAGGACTGCTGCTGCCAGACTCAACAGAACATCATTAAGATGGGATATGACAACCAGCTCGGTCAGAAGGATATCATCAACCAGATGCAGCAAGGATTCAGTTCCACCAATACTGGACTAGAACGAGGCTTCTCAAATGTCGGTAATCTTATCCAGAGTGTAGCTTGCGATCTTAAGACCAATGCAAACTGTAACACTCAGCGTATTATAGATACCCTTACCGCTAATCGTTATGCAGATCTTCAGGAGAGATTAGAAGATGCAAAACGTAGGGAGCAGACTACATCAATCGTAGCTCAGCTTAAGACTACAACTCCAACGACATAGCATTATATAAATTATTAGCCCAGTAGAGAGGAATAAAACTTTCTAACTGGGCTATTTTTGTTTAACTTCTAGAATATAAAGGTATGACATTTAAAGATATTAAGACTAATAATACAGTATTTATTCTTGATAAGAATAATCTGAAAGTGATACCAGCTAAGGTAATCAATGCTTCTCAGCCAAAGATAGATATGTCTAAACCTAACAGCTGTATGTCAGGTACTACTTTAATAGTAGATATTGATCTCAACATAGAAGGTAAGACAGTATCATATTCTATCCCAGAGAACTTGGATATTACCTATACAAATACTGGTTTAGTATTAGCTACAGATCCTAATAAATTGGTCAATGAGGTGAACCTCTTACACCAAGAAGCTAAGGATCAACTGGCTAAGAAGGAGTATTATGAGAATATAATAAATAAGACTCCAGATCTCCTGGCAGAATTAAATCCTCAACTCAAAGAGAAACAGGAAACTGATAGGAGATTAAATGTAATGGAGTCTTCTATGTCAACTATGCAGTCTGATATTTCCAAGATAACTTCAATCGTGGAAAAGTTAGCAAATCAATTAGGAGAATAAATTATGAATACATACGAGATCATTAATACTTATTTTAAAGGGAAAGATCCAGAACCTTTATTAAGAGTTCTAAAGAAAGTAGCTATGGCAGTTAATAAATTGCCAGAAGAAGATCAAGAGCAACTTGCTAAAGATATTTATTATGCTTTGAATGGAGGTCACTATGATGAATGCTTTGCTAAGATGGCAGTAAGTAAGATGTATTATACTGAAGATAAGGAAAAGCATTATGCTCCATACTGGATGAGTTCAGAGATAGAAAGTATTTGGAACAAGGCTAAGAGTGAACTAGAAGAATCCGATTACACAATGTGGGACTTTTATGTCACTATGAATATGCTCATGTCAGATAACTACAGGCTTCTTGAAGAAAGATACCCTAATTCATCCAAAGATGAGAAGACCAAGATCATCATTGAGGATGCGATTAATTATTTGAATGATGAGGATAACCCGTTTGGTTCAGAGAAGATCTGGGGATATCTTAATGCAAAATTATAAACAATAAAGCTATGTCAGAGGAAACAAAACGTTACTTTGTATCAGCAGAAAGACCAGGAGGGTAATCTAGTTGCTCTCCTGGTTCATTAGTGTAAATCCATGATGAAAATGGAATGTACTTGGATGATAAGCTGAAGAAGGTTAATTTAAATGGTGTAGGTGATGCTATTACCATTGGTGTTGATATAATCAAAAAAAAAATAAGGTTATGCCAAGTAAGTCGATAAATAAAACCATAGGTGGTTTAACTGTTAGGCTTTATGTAAATAAGGCAGAACAGTTAAAGGCTCAGAGACTCTTAAATGAAATGCCCCATATTTATAACAAAGCTTTCGATAGAGCCTCTAAAGAATTTGGTGAACGCCTAGTAAAGTTAACAAAGAAGTGCTTAGCAATAGGACAACCACCACCAAATGTGGGAGTAAGTTGGCCACCTCATAGTCCATCAACTATACATGACTTAGGTGCTCATCCTCTCTTACATTTGACTGGTACCTATATGAATTCTATTGGCCTCCAGAGAGCTAAAGGTAGAACTTGGGTAGGTCTTAACTACAACAGACAAGGAGGATCTCGTAATGCTTATGGCAGATCTACTACTGGTCAAGCCAGAGTAAACCAGGATCCTCAGTCTAAGTTAACTCTTAATCAGATTGCCATAATAAATGAGTTTGGTACCAAAGATGGTAAAATACCTGCTCGACCTTTATGGCAACCTGCCTGGAAATCTCTTGGAGGAAACAAGGCTTATCAAGCACTATTAAAAGAGTATATTAAAAAAGGTTTAAAACAATATATGTAATATGGCAAAGTTTTCAATTGAAGGAACTTCGTCAGGTACCGGTTCAGGAGTTTTAACCATTAAACCTAATCTTAGTAATGATCCTAACAGTATACATAGAGGAATATTAAAAATATACCAAGTAACTGAAGGTGAAGGAGGTACTAAGGTTAAAACTCTTAAGAAAACCATAAACCTGACACAAAATAAGAAGGGTAGTTCTGGAGGTGGAAGTGGTGGAGGTGATATCCCAACTTCTTCCAAGATCTACCATATAGATATCTACAATAATAAGAATTTTTATATAGTAGCTTCAGCGCCAAACGGTACTAGAACTTATCATATACTGTTGGTTGGTAACACTGAAGTAGAACGAGTAAATTGCCAATGTTATTCAGTAGATATGGATCCTCAGACTGGTATCATAGACGTATCTTCTAAGATTAAGGTTAATATGACTATAGAAAGTTTAGATCCAAATCTTACATTCGATACTAGTAAAATGGAAGATTCTTCTGTAGCTTTAGTAGATAGTTACTTTACTATAAAGTCAGATACCAATGAGACCAGAGATGCTACCGTTACTATATATCCATCCGATATGGTAGGTAAGAAAGATGAATATTCAATAACAATCTCATTAAGTCTTCAAGCTAGTAGTTAATTATGGTAACAAGTCAACAAATAATAGAGAGATCACTATATGTGGCTCTCTTAAGAGTAGCTCTATCAATAGGTAGAACTATTAACCCAGAGAATTACTTACCAGTTAGTATAGAAAATCAAAAAAGACAAGAAGAGGATATCAAAAAGCTAGGTAATAATTATATTGCTATCTATGGTGTTGGTAATAATCAGGCTAGAGGTGTAAAGACTTTACCTAGAATTACTATTGAGTTAACTGGTTATTACCCAGGTGATGTCGGTGTAGAGCAGTTCATGATTGGTGATAAAGAAGAGAATGAACAGTATGCTTTATATGAACAGCCATGGGAAGTGAAGGATTCTACTTTTGATATTCATCTGGTAGCAGGTAATGCCAATGATATGAGAGTATTACATCAGATAATGTATACAGCTCTACCTGCTAGAGGTTATATAAAACCTTTCACATTCAGTACAATAAAAGAATATCTAGAGAATCCAGGACTTGCAAAGACTGGTAACTTGTTTCTTAATATTGGTAATTACTATGATCACAATGATACAGATCATGGTATACTTGAAAAGGTATATACATATAACTGTGTGGATGGTCTTCTGGAGCAGATTAAACAAGATCCAGATATTTCACCCATTAAGGAAATTAAAACTGATCTTATACCAGATGGTACTAATGGTATCTCTTTCACGGGTAATACTTAAGAACAATACTCCTCGGTATATAATAAATTCAAATAATTAAATTAAAACATAACAGTATGTCAAATTCTCCAATTTTAAAGTTCAATCTGAAGAATAATAATGTAGAATCTACGGTACCTCTTAACGGTGTATCCGTTGTATTGGCCCGTACTACAAAAGGTCCTCAGAATGATCCTTCTACTTTGATTAGTTCACTTAGTCAACTTAGTAAGGTTTATGGTAAGGAGATAGTACCAGATTGGTCTATTTCTAATATAGAAAAGGCTCTGGCTGGTGGTTCTACTCTCCGAATAGTTCGTGTACAAGGTAGTGATGCTACCAAAGGTTTGGTTGGTACTAAAAGCAAGGACCTATTCTCTATTCAGGTAGGTTCTATTAAAATTGGATTTGGTCTCCAGACTAAGTATAAAGGTGATAGTATTGGTAGTGGTTCTACTTATACATTCCAGGCTGCTATTAATGGTAGTAGTGTAGTATATAAGGTAGTAGATGCAGATGGTAATACAATCCTTGATTCTGGTACAATGTTTACCTTTAAATCCAAGGATGATAACAATGCTGCAGTATTTGATTACTTGGCTTTGAGTAACTTCTTCCAGAGTAACTCATACTTTGAACCAATTATTACAACACCTAGTGATCAGATTACTTCTATTGAAGGTATGATTGATTGGCTTGGAACTGTTGATGGTTCTAACCAGATCATTACTGTACAGTTTAATAGTGAAGATTTAACTGCAGATTATATTTCAGTAGATGGTACCACTGGTGATCATGGTACAACTCCAACTCTCCAGGATTGGGAAACAGCCTTTGAATCCATCTTGGATTTCAATGATATGTATCAGGTAATTGCTTCACATGTTCATCAGCACTTATCTTCTACAGATTCAGTTAAGTTCCACGCATTTGTAAAGACTTATGCTGATAAGCTTCAGGAATGGATCTATTATATTGAATGTCCTAAGATAAATGATACTAAAGATAAGATGATTGCTTGGATGAATACTACACTTGCTGCAGTAGGTCATTCAATGTTCATCGCTTATTTTGGAGCTGGTATCAAGTATTATAATAATGCTGGTATTCTTAAGGATTGCGATGTACTTGGATCTGTAATTGGTTTGGGTGATGCTTCTGCAATTAACTATGGTCCTTATAAATCCTTTGCTGGTATGAATCGTGGTACATTACCAGATGCACTTGGTCCTGTATCTCTAAACTATGGTTCACCTTCAAGATATGATGATATCAACGATTTGGCTCATAGCTATTTGAATCTTATCGTTGTAAAAGATACTAAGTCTTCTGGTAAGGTTGCTATGCTCTGGCACAACTTTACTTCTCAGGTAAAACAGGATTCATTCAGATTCATTAGTAATGTTCGACTTGTTCTTTATATGAAGAAACAGTTTAGACCTATTATTGAATCGTACTTTGAGGAACCTAATATCTGGGGTTCTTGGAAGAGACTTTATCTGGAAGCTAAACCTATCATTGATGATTTGGTAACAGATGAAGCTATTACTGATCCAAATTGGATTGGTGATCAGGATGCTACTTCTTGGGCTGATCTCCAGATTAATAATGAAGCCGATGCTCGTCAAGGTAAGTATCATGCTCAGTTTAAGTTTAAGGATGTAGCTACTATGCAAGAGATTACTCTTGACTTGGTAATTGATCAAGCTTCTAAGGAAAGCTCAGTTTCAATTAGTAATTAAAATTTAAACACATAAAATTATGGCAACAGCAAAAGTTAGAAATCCTAGAAAGAAGTTTCTATACTCTATTACATTTGCCAAACACCCTATCAATTCATATCTGGCTCAGAAGGTAAATCTCCCAGATGTAGAGGTAGAGGAAACTACTCATGGTGATATTAATAGAGATGTAAAAACTGCTGGTCGTGTTAAGGTAGGAGATTTGGTAATAGAGAAACTCTGTACCACTTCTGGTTCAGATACTTGGGCTCATGATTGGTTAGCTGCCTGCCAGGATATGCTGGTAGGTGGAGGTTTAGTACCTTCACAATATTGGGAAACTGTAATCGTTAATGAGTTGGCAGAGGATGGTAAGTCAATCCTTAATACTCATGTTTACGATGAAGTTTGGCCTAAGAAAATTACTGGACTTGAGTTAGATAGAACAAGTTCTGATAACACTATAGAGCACGTAGAGTTCTCTGTAGGTACTGCAGAATCTTTGTAATCTTAGTCATTTTATTTTAGGCGGTGGGGGTAGTACTTTAATAAGTTCTATCCCCTTTTTCGATTATAAACATTTAATACACAATAACAATGGAACAAATTAGAACAAAAACTTTCGTAGCACCTTCTGGTAAGTATTACACAATTCGTGAACAGAATGGTGAGGATGAAGAAGTCCTTTCAAATGAGGCAGATGCTAAAAATCTTATGAACCTCACCAAGTTCATAGCTGGTATAGTAACAGAAACCGATTTCACCGAGTCTGGTAAGCTTACAATCCAGGATGCTTTGGATATGCCTTTACTTGATCGTATGGCAGTTATCTTCCAGTCAAGAATCTTTTCACTGGGTGATACCGTTAACTTCGAATATGATTGGGGTGAGGAAAATGGCAAGGTTGTTTATGAACAGGATCTCAAAGAGTTTCTCTTTGATGATTATTCCCAGGTTCCTTCTAATGAAGAACTAGAAGCAAAACCAGATGCCATTCCATATTACCCAAATATGAAGCAGTTAAAAGATAATGACTTGCAATTAACCTCAGGTAAACTTATTCGTTGGGATTACTTGGATGGTAATGGAGAAATCACATTAATTAACCTTACTCCAAAACAGAGAACAAGAAATTCAAAACTTCTTGCTAGAAACCTTAGACTTTTGGTTGATGGTAATTGGGATAAGGTTACTAACTTCAGTCTATTCTCCGTAAAGGATATGGCTGAAATGAGAAAAGGTATTCTCTCTATGGATCCAGAATTCTTAGGTATTACAGATATTACAAACCCAGATACAGGTCAGGTAATACAGTATCCTATTATGATGGCTCCTACTTTTTTCTACCTGACGGAAGCGTAAACAAGGGCTCATTAGTAGACCTATATGTATATATAACAAGAGCTGAAGTACACTTAGATTACTTCAGCTTTTTGCGTCTTCCGTATAGAACTAGAAAACAATTTAGGGAATTAGCCGAAAGGTATTATGAAACATTAAAACGTAAATTAAAATAATGGCATTCACTGGTACTAATAGTATGGTCCAAGTGGGTGTATCTATGGTACTCCAGGATAGATTCACTCAAGAGGCCGGAAAGATCTCTGGTTCCTTTAAAGGAATGATGAATGAGATTAATGATTGGAACCGAGGTATCAATATGGCTATAGGCTATTCATTTGATGCTGGTCGGGCAATGATTGGAGGTATGTATGATGCCTATAAATATTCTGCTGGAGTATCTAAGGAGATTTTACTTGCTGCTAAAATGTCTGGAGCTACTACTCAACAGCAAAATGAAATGTTCAGATTAGCTCAGGAGATTAACTCTCGAAATCCTCTTACGGCTTTGGATATTGCTTCTGGTGAGAAATTTATGGCAATGGCAGGTAATGCTCCTGATCAGATCAAGAAGATGATAGAACCAGCTGCTCAGTTGGCTGCTATCTTTGGTATGAACCTTGGTGGTAAAGGTGGTGTAGCTGACTTGATGACTAATATCATGGCTACCTTTAATATACCTGGAACTCAGGCTACTGATGTAGTTGATAAATTAGGTATAGCTACTACTTCTACTAACATGTCACTCAATGACTTGGCAGCAGCTTTCCAATATTCAGGCGCAGAGTTTAGAAATGCTAAGATGGATATGGGAACTGCCGCTGCAGCTATTGGTGTACTTGGAGATCAAGGTATTCAGGCTAGTTCTGCTGGTACTGCTTTGGCTAATATGTATAGATACTTAACCTTATCTATCACTGGTCAAAGAAAGAAAGGTTATGAAGCTTTAAAAGCTATCGGTATTGAACCTAAGTCTTTGCTCGATGCCAAGGGTAATCTTAAGGATATATCTACTTTAGTAAAGACTATCGGTGATCACCTCGGTAAAGATGCTTCAACTCAAAAGGCTACTTCATTCTTTTATAATGCCGTAGGTGTAAGAGGTTCTAGAGCTCTGTCTGGTTTGTTACAAGATTATTGGACTGGTAGAAATAAATTGGAGACTGTAATGGCAAAATACAATGATCCCAAGAATGCAGACTGGACCAATAAGGCTATGCAGGATTATATGAAGAGTCCTCAAGGTAGAATCGATGCCCTTACTTCATCATTCGAAAACTTAAAGGTATCTGCTGGAGCTGCTCTTGCTGATGTATTCAATCCAATTCTTAAAGGTATTACTACTATATCTAATGTAGTAAATCAGATTACTAATACTGGCTTTGGTGGTTGGATAATTAGAGTTGGTTCTATGTCAGTAATGATATTCACTGCTATACAAGGCTTTAGAATGATTTACATGACTACCAGAATGATCACTACTACATTCCAGCAACAGAATGCCCAGCAAACACAGCAACAGGCTAAGTTAGTTGGTATGAATGCTGTATATACTCAGATGGAAGCTCATCTGAGAACTATGGTAGCTTTACAGATGCAGTTAACTGGTCTACAAATGGCTCCTGGTACTAGAATGACTTTACCTATGGGTGGTACTCTTGGTAAGTCTAAAAGTGGTAATGTAACTGTTGGAGTCCCTACTTCTATTTCACCTAATGGTAGAATTACTCCTGGTGGTTATGCTAATGCTATTAGTACTGCCGCCGGAGCTGCTGCTGGTGCTGCAGCAGGAGCAGCTGGAAGAGCTGCTGCTGGAGCAACCGTTGGTGTAGGTAGTAGGATTCTTGGTTTCTTAGGTGGACCTTGGGGAATTGGTTTATCTATAGGTATACCTATTATAGTGGATCTCTTAGGTAAATGGTTTAATAAGGATCAAGAGGAAAATGATGCAGAAGCTAAACGTCAGGAAGATCTGATGCAGATGCAAAATCTTATACAACAGAATATGGCTGGTAACATAACTAACGCTGTAAGAGAAGGTGTTATCCAAGGTAATTCACAAAGTCCCCAGAGACTTACCATTGACTATAATGGTACAGTTAACCCAGGAGCTATGCCTTCTTTTAATAATGATCCTGATTTTAATTTCACTCTGGTTAATTAAAGCTTATGGCAAACTGGATATCAAAACAAAAAGGAAAGGTCTTATCTGGTTATAACAAATTGTTAGACCATAAGACTGTAAATGATGTACCTACTTCCGAAGTAAATAAACTTTGGAGAGGTATGATATTGATTAATAGGGTTACTTCTAAATTACCTAAGGATAGTACTGATGGTAAAATGTATACTCCTAATCAAACTATTGGTAAAGGCTTTAGCTTAAGAAATCCCCAGAAGAATCCTAAGCTTAATGAGGAAACCAAAAGGAAGTGGGAGAATATATTAGCCAATGGTGGTACTAATGATTTAGGTTTGCCATTAGATGATCCTATTGTAGTTGATGTAGCTAAAGGTAAGAAACCTACCAATGCTCTACAAAAACATCAAGAGCTTCAAAGTTATAATCAAGGTAGAAACCAAGTAATTATTTATAATCTTACTAGTAACGGTTCTTACTCTTATCTGGTATTACAGAATAGACCTCCTGAATTAGAGTTTAAAGGTGAAACTTCTTGGGCTTCAATACATAGTATGGGACGTAATAATCCTATGTACCATTATACTGGAGCAGAAGATACCTTACAATTCAATATTTCTTGGTTCTGTTCAGATCCAGATAACCCAGCAGAAGTAATCAATAAATGTAGGTTATTAGAATCTTGGTCTAAGGCTAATGGTTATCTAGCTGCTCCTCCTATTCTTAAGATACAGTGGGGAGCTTCTGGTATATTTGATAACCATAAGTACATCTTAGCTTCAGCTACATATACTCTTAAGAATTTCCAAAATGGTCATATAGATCGTAGGTCTAAGAATCCTACTTTTGTAGATACAAAATTGTTCCCTATGGTAGCAACCCAGGAACTTATCTTCAAAAGGGTTTCAGATCATAATATTGGATATGGTGATATTATTGATAGTGAATCAATGGATAAAACGAAAGGAGTAGGCAAATGATGAAAGATTATCAAGTAGGCTCTAGTCCATACGATAATGCTGTAATAAATGAATATGATGATGGTACAGATCCAACTTTAGATTTGGATGATCTAGAGTTATCAACACCTGAATCTACTATTATTCATACAGTATTAGATGGACAGACTCTTCAAAATATAGCTTATCAGTATTATAAGGATTCTGGTTTATGGTATATTATTGCTCTAGCTAATAATATCCAAAATCCTTTTTCTGATGAACTACATGTTGGTCAACAATTAATGATTCCAAATTATGGTAGCTAAGGTTAAACAAATAAAGAAACAAGAAAGTAAGTCTGATCCTTCTATCTTAATGGAAGGAACTGCTACTCCTTATCTAGCTATATTCTCAGAAGATGGGGTACCTGTTATGAACCAATTAACGGGTATCCCTCTTGGGGCGTATATAAGCCAATTCCAATATAAGTTTGATGAGGAACAAGAGAATGAGGGTACACTTAATTTTGATGTAGGTAATCCAGATATAGTAGATCAAGATGATTTACAAACAAATAAAACTATTTGGCTTCAGTGGGGTTACATATATCCTGATGGTAGTAGTGTTTGCAATAAACCAAAAGCTATTAAGGTTAAAGATTTTAATTGTACCTTCGATGATACTGGTACTCATGTAGCACTTAAGTGTATAGATGGTACTGGTGATATACGTTTAGCTTTACCTTTAAAAGCTGGCGGAGATCCTAAAGAATCCATGTCTAGTTTCTTAGATAATGGTTGTGAAATAGATATAGGTGTAATCATAGAAAAATTCGATTAATATGAATACAACAATTATAAGTAACCCAGTATTTCAATCTATCCAGTCTGGTGAAGGTTATGAATCCCATACTGGTACTATTCTGTATGCTAATAAGTATGCAGGAGTATCACAAGTAGATATGCCTGATGATATTAAAAAGATTTTGGATAGTGATATTGGTTCAGTTGGTACTAATCCTATAGTACAACTTAAAAATAAACTAGCTGCTTTACCTAATGGTCCTTGGTATATAGATTGTAGAAATGGTATACTCTATATACACAATCGTAAGTTTAAGGAGGATGCTGTGCATGATTATGTTTATCAATCAGAGAATGGAGAAGTCCTAAGTTTAACCTTCGAAACTCAACGTAGAACGAAATCATTAGGCCATTCAACTGGTGGTGGTATAGATCCTTTCTCTAAGGATATAGTTGGAATTAACTCAAATGTTAAATCTCCAACTCCTGGACCAGGAGAAAAAAATAGGAAACCAATGAAGTCTCATATAAATGTAGTAGCTGCCATAGATGCAACTAGAGTAATCAACTCTAATGCTAATACTACTAGAACTCAAATGGAGTTTAGGGAAAGATCTAAAGGTTATCCTAAAAAGAAGGCTGCCCAGAGAAATGAAACTGAATCTAGGTATCAGGCTTATAAAAAAGGTAATACTATAAATAGGCAGTTCACCAAATCAGTAAACAGTTCTAGTAATGCTAGAAAAGATAAATGGGCAAGAAATATTTATTCTAAATTAGATGCAGTAGATAGAGTAGATTTATCTAACCAAGCAGTAGCGGCTTGGAAGAAATCACATAATAGAAACTCTGTACTTAAATTGGTTAGAGAGTATTTTGGTTATGGTAAACATATGATTATCAGCCCTATTTGGAAAGAGCAATGGGTAGATCCTACTACCTATACTGGTAACAATACATTTCAAGGTAGAGGCTCTAGCTTCCTGGATAATGGTAAAAGTTACTATGATCAGAAGAATCTTAATGAACACTTAACTTACATGAAAAGGGATCCTAAGATTAAGATCTTAAGTAATGTAACAGTATCTAATCCTGATCATACTGGTAGACCATATAAACATTATAGGATCAAGGTATTTAGATTAACCTATACTAAAGGTTTAATAGATTCTTCTCAGATAGTAACAGACTGGTTAATCAGATCGATGAATCCAGCTTATACTTCAAACAAATCTTCTGGTAATAGAATATCAGTTTCTAATGGTGGTGGTATTAGTAGTTATGCTCCTGGTTTAGTTGGTAATACTGGTAGAACTGTAACTGAAAAGAAACTGGTAGTTACTATGAGAGTAATAGGAAGACCCTCACTGGAATCTTCTCAGATTATACATATCTCAAATGTAGGTAAGAAATGGTCTGGTGATTATTATATAAAAACCTGTTCACATGATATGTCTCCAGATATGGGATATACTTGTACACTTGAATTAAATAGGAATGGTGAGAAGGCTGAAGTAGAATCCACAACTACTAAGCTATCTACTACTAAGGTAGTAAATGACCTATCTTCTTCAAGTGATAACAAGTACAATAAATCTCGTATGTCTAATAATACTTCTTCATCTAACAAGGATGATAAGTCTTATAAGAGGGAATATTATTCTACTAGTAAGGTAACAACTTCTTTATCAAAGAATGATTATAGAACTAAAAAGGCAAGAGATAAATGATAGATACTAAGGAATTATTAATGGAAAGAGGAATAGAATCTTTAGGTAGATTCTATTCCTTTTATAGGGGTATGGTTGTAGAGAACGAAGATCCTAATCATATGAATTCTCTACTGGTTGCTATACCTGAGATCCAAGGAGGTATCGTTCTATGGGCTTTACCTTTTGGACAACATGGAGGTTCAAAGACTGGATTTAAATATCTCTCTCCAGAAATAGGTGATACTGTTTATGTGATGTTCGAATATGGTAATCCTTCTAAACCTCTTTGGACTTACCATGGATTTGGATTAGATCAGATTCCAGAGGAATTAGATAGTCCTTATAAAATGGGATTAGTAACTCCAAATGGTAATATACTTATCTTGGATGATTCCTCTGGAGAACTCAATATATTTACTAATGGTAACATCACTATACAATCCGATAAGGTGATACAGTTTAATAATGGTTCAAACGATGGTATGGTAAATATCAACGATATAACTGAAAAGTTAAATCAAACAATATCAGAGTTAGAATCACTTAGAGCAGCCTTCAACTCTCATACTCATAGTGGAGTTCAGACCGGTGGTGGAACTTCTGCTGTACCATTACAGCCCTTTACTAAAGCCTTTAGTAAATATGATAAGAAGGATTATGAAGATAAAAAGTGTATTCATTGATTATGGAAGATAATTTATATGAAAAGATTGTAGGTAATGGTATGACTTATCCTATTGTACTTGGAACTAATTCAGATAAGAAAACTGGTTGGTATCCTGTACTTGGAAGTACTAAGTTGATTACAGACAATCTAAACTCTTTACTTCAATACAGTATTGGAGAAAGATTTCGACAGGAAGATTTCGGCACAAGGCTTTGGGAATGTATAGAGGAACCTAATACCCAGGCTCAGGCTTTCTTAATTAATACTTTCTTAAAAGAAGCTATTAGCTTATACGAGGATAGAATTAATTATAAGGAAGCAATAATCTCTAGAAGTGGAAATAAACTACACATAGAGATGCACTATACTCTTAAGCAAAGCAATGAGGAAAAATCTTTAGGTATAACATATAACAACTTAACAAATAGTTTATCATGAGTAATATAACTAATCCTTGGTTGGGTACTTATCAAAGATCCTACCAACAAATTAAAAGTAAGTTGATAGAAGGTTTATCAAATATTAAAGATGATAATGGTAAACAGTTAATAACTGATGTATCAGAAGGTAATATCTTAATTATAGTAATTTCTATGTTTGCAGCTATAGCTGAGGTATTACATTTCTATATTGATAATGCTGGTAGAGAATCATTTTTACCAACAGCTAGAAAATATTCTTCTGTACTTAAACATGGTAAACTAGTAGATTATCATGCTCGATCTGCAATAGCAGCTACAGTTGATGTAACTTTAGTTCGACCTCTAACTAGTTCAAGTAAAGGTAAAGTTATCAGTATACCACAAGGTACTGAGTTCAAGGATAATGCCGGTAATACTTGGTTAAGTGCCAAGAATATAACCTGGAATACCAATGTATCAACTTGTAAGGTACCACTTATTCAGCATAAGTATTATGAATTCGAGAACTTATATGGTACACAGATTCCTAACGGGGATCAGATTCAAATATCTTTGGGTACACTTGATGACGGTTTATATGAGGAAGGTACTATGGCTATGGAAATTGGCTCAGAGACTTGGGTACTAGTAAAAACTTTTGCTTATTCAAAACCAACCGATAGGCATTTTATGGTACAAAATACAGAAGAGGATATTCCAGTAATTATCTTTGGTGATGGTACCTTTGGTATGAAACCAGTTCCAGGTTCTATCATAACTGTAGTTAGTTGTTATATTACTAATGGTAGTGATGGTAATGTATCTGCTGGTAGTATTACTGATGTACCTCCTATTATTAGCTCAGCTGTATCAGATGCTACAATTAGTAATATAAATGCTGCTGGTGGAGGATCTAATTATGAGGATTTCAATATGTTGAAAGAACATATCCCTCTTTCAGTAAGAACTCTTGGGGTAGCAGTTACTAAACAAGATTTCATTGATTATGCTATGCAGGTCGATGGAGTTAGTAAAGCTAAGATGGAATATGAATGTGGTCGTAAGATGACAATTTATATTTCACCAGATAATGCTGCAGTAGCTTCTTCTGAGTTGTGTAATAGAGTATTAAACCATTTAAAGAAGTTTGTTCCTCTTACTACTTGGCTTAAGGTAAAATCTGCAGGTAAGGCTAAGATTATCCTTGAGATGGATGTAACTGGTAAACCTTCCTTCAAAAGTGATGATATCAAGGATCAAGTATTACAGGCTCTATATGATAAGTACTCTCCCGATCATTCCAGTATTGGAGGCTCTGTAAGAATCTCTGATATCTATGCTTTGATAGATAATCTGTCAATGGTAGACTATCTACATATTACTAAGTTCTACATAGTACCTTGGCCTAAGACCATTGTAGGATCTAAGGATTTGGAGTTCAGTACTTATTCTCTTAGCAAGGCTACTGGTAGTACTTCATACTATATTTACTTTGAGAATGAAACTAGTTATACCATCCGATCATTAACTGGAGGTTTTGTAAAGACTTCTATACCAATAACCTCTACCACTATAAATGATACTAAGAATGGAAATCAATTCTCATTATCATTCGTAGATAATCAATATGATAAAGGCTCTAAATATCAATTCACTATTTCAGAACCTAATCTTGATTACAATGATCCTGGTTATAACATTCCAGTATTCGAAGAAGCTAGTCAATTAGTATTAACTGTTAATGAAATTATATAATATGCTAAACTTAAGAAAACTTATAGACATGCTCCCTTACTATTATAAGGGGGCAGATACCTACAAGAATAAAGAAGGTAAAGGTATATTTGAAAGATATTTGGAGATTTTCGGTAATTATTTCGAGGATCAAATAGTAGAAGATACTTCTACCTTACAGGACATACTAGATATAGATTCTTGTGATGAAATATATCTTAATCACTTGTGGGAATTTCTTGGACAGATGCCATTTGCTCAAGGACCACTTATTGATGTAGATAAGTGGAAAGTATACTTTGATGGTTTCAAATTTAAGGAGGGGAATGCAGCTGATTATCATGGTAAGTTAATGAAAACTTTCCAGGATAGTTTTATATTTCCTAACACTAATACAGATTATGGTGGTAAAAACTCTAAAGTACACGGTGATGATCAGGATTATGCTGGTAAGTCTCCAAATACTTTTGAAGAAGCTTGTATAGTTCCAACTAATTCATCCGAGAACTTTAATCCAGATAATGAGATGGTTAGGGCTCTCCTAAAGTATTCAATATCACTATTTAAGATTAGAGGTACCTCTACTTTCTTTGAGATACTGTTTAGGATCTATGGTTTTAATTGTGAGATAGGTCAACCTAAAATAGAAATCTTTAATGATGATCCAGATAATGTAGATTACGCTGGTAAAAATAAAGATTATGCAGGTATAGATTCTCAATCTCATGGTGATAGCCAAGATTATGCAGGTATAGGTCAAGGAATGTACATTAGTAGATATGGTAATTCAAAGTTAGATACAGAGAATTCTAAGTTTGATGATTATACTTTGGATAGATATACTACTTGTAGTAAGTGTGTAACTGTCCCAGTAAAAATTACTGGTCATTCATATACTAACATTAACGGTAAAGGCTTTGAAAGTTTTAGAGTAGCTTGTGAAAATATCTTTGATAGATTCTTACCTATAAATGTTAAGGCTGAGATTAATTATGGATTCACTATACCTCAAACTTATACCTTGAGTACTTATCTATGGGATGGTATACAATGGGTATTCTTAAGAGATTCAAATGGTAGTAGTAATACTGAGAACTTAAGAAAGCTTTATCTTCAGGATGGTATAATTACTGATGTAAAGATTAAGGTAAAGGTAAGTAGAACTTATAATAACCGTTCTGATCTGAAGTTTGTGGTAGGGTCTACTATTGGTGGTAAAGAAGTATATGGAGAAAATGAACATACTTCAGAATATGTAATTCATGCTCGTAAGGCAACTTCTTATATTATAAGAAGTCTTAATGCTAATAGTAATGGTAATTATGCAAAAGTAACTTTAACAGTTACTAGATTATCTTCTATTAGGTATTATAATATTGGTTACTTAGCTGAGACTTTAAATATCTCTGCAGAACATACTTCTATATCAATCACATTAAGTGGTACAGTATCATTTAATGGAAATATATTCCCAGTTAATATTCGAAGAATGGACACTGGAGAAATACTTCAAGTTGATAATAGTGGTAATTATACTTTCGTAACTAATGAGGCTGGTACTTATACTTTCTCATTAGTAGATTATCCTATAAGACAAATAAGTATTACTGTAACTAAAGATCCTGAGGTTTTAACAGTAACAGTAAATCCTACTTCTGATAAGATAACAAAAGCTAAGAAAACTGTAAGTACTTTGTTGAATATCGAAGGATCCTATCACCAGGATGATGTAATAGCTATTCAAGCTGTAGCTAATTCTGGTTTATTAACAAATAAAGAATTAGAAGACTTATTTGTACAGACTCCAGATAATAGTATACCTAATAATAGGGTAGTAAGTCATACTTATGCTATGGCTTCTATACCTTTATATAAAACTGGTTCAGATGGGTATAATTCTAAGGAGATTATCTTGCAAGTAAGATTCTGTTGTATAAAAAACCCAATACGTAATACTACTCAATGGGTAAATCATAGAAAATATATTCAAAATAAAGGTAAAGATCAGCCAATAAATACCTTCACTAATTTATTACCAAATATCGTGATGCATGATGGTTATATAAATCAAGAAGGTGAAATAGTAGAAGATCCTAATTGGCAGTATTCTGATTGGATTGATGTACAACAGTATGCAGAAGAAGGTACTTCAGTAATTGGAGTTAAAGATAGGTTAGAGTTCTGGCTTGTATGTTCTCCACTTACCTGTTATGAGATTAATAATAATGATATATTATATAACTGTGGAGAGTTCTTTAATACTAATAGGTCTGGTTATTTTATCTTTGAGGCTCAAGAAAAAGGTAATCAGGCTACTTTTTTAGTGTCAAGTGAATTGGCTCCAGGAGTTACATATTATGTAAAGCCATATACTCATAATTTAACTTATCCTTATAATGGTACTAGTGTTAGCTTATTAATCACTATTGGTACCAATTTGGATTTTGCTAAAGGTAAACAGTTGGATTCTTCTGGTGTTTTGAACTTTGGTTTTATAATCGATAAGTTCAATGAAAGTACTAAGGGATGGGAAGCTACCAATATTCAGGTACCTTCTAATGATCATGGTTGGGTAATAGATAATAATAATTCCAAGTACACTAAACGATACTCAGTGCAATTTAATAAGGAGGAGGTTGGTTCTGGTACTTTTAGGATTAGATCTTTGGATGAAGCTTATTTACCGGAAGTAATAATCTTATCTGATTATGTAGATCCTGGAAAAGAGTATCTTTACTTTGAACCAATTAATAGTTTGGATGCTGGTTGGTTGGAACCAAGTAATTGGGGAACAGCTACAGTAGGTACTCCTTCTAATAGTCCGGCTAATGCAAAATGGGATTTATTAAAAGGTACACCAACCTTTAAAATTAAAGTTTTAAATCATAAGGGGTATGAGTTAAATGACATAGAATTATATTCTGTTCAATTTCCTGAAGATCATCCTGAAGGTATTGAAACTTTAGTTGGTAATACTTATAAGCTTAATGATACTGTATCTAATTTAATTAGAGAAGGTACATATCGTTTCAAGGTTAAGGAAGATACAAATATAAATTTTGCACAAATAACGTTAGTAAAAAACACAATTTTTAAGATTACTTGTACACCAGTTATAGCTGTTTTAAGTAATGGCTTTGCTGTTACTACAGTTGTTGGTTCATGCAATGATCCTGATGTAAATGCTAAAAAGCTACAAGTTAAAAGAGAAGGAGATACAGTTTGGCATGATTCTCCATACCAATTTGTTGGACATACTACTGGAATCTACAATTTTAAGGTTAGAGGTGAAGAGAAAGGTACAGAACCTAAAGCTTCTTTCCAAATCATTGGTTCTACTGATATCCAGGTATCACCTTCTAGCTTATCTTGGGAAGCAGAAGATTACTCTGCTCAATCCTTAGATTTGGTAACTGGTAGTTCAACCTCTTGGGAAGCAACAGTAGAAGATTCTTAAATATTGGCAACATGAAAAAAGGAACAAAATTATATAAGATAATGAACACACCATTTTCAATTGTATTTAAATCTGCAATGGTTTCATTCCTTGCTGAATGGTATGGTTTCCTCTGGGATCTTCGATGGATGATAGTATTTGGTATACTTCTTATTATTGGAGATTTCTGGTTTGGTATTTCTGAAAGTAAGTATAAAAGGAGAAAAATTGTATGGGCTGAAGCTAGAAGCAAAACCCTTATCAAGGGTGTAGATTACCTTTGCTATATTACTATTGGTATAGCTTTAGGTAAAGCTATAGCTCAGCCTTATGGATTAGATCCTTTAGTAGTAGCTACTACCTTACTTTTGGTATGTTATATGTTTGAGTTAAATAGCATCTATAAGCACATCTGTGTTATACATGATGTAACTCCAAGGTATGACCTATGGGATTTCTTGCTCATGATAATAACCTTCAAGTTCAAGAAGTTCGGTATTGAATTCTTTGGAGTCTTGGATCAGATTCGAACTAAAAGAAAGTCAAGAAATGTAAAGAATAAATAAAATGAGTAAGACATATTTTAATTTCGAACAACAGATTGCCTCTAAGGATTTAATGGAGGCAATCTCTACTCCACTTGGTATAGGTCCTTTCTGTGGCTTTGGTGGACATAAATTATCTGCGGACGGTACTAAGATTATTATCACGGCCGAGCCAGGAGATGGTAATAATATACCTGCCGATGGTGAATTCTATAACCTGTTTTATAACACAATCCATGATAGAATTAGAGCTAGAGGCATATACAGGGTAGCTGAATCATTAGCTACTAATTTTGGTTGTATATCTAGGGATGGTTATATGTGGGTTAGTTCAGATACTCAATTAGAGATACCAATAGAAGGTACCCAGGGAGTTAGTCCAGATATTATAGTTGTTGCAGTACATTCACCTCTGGATGAAGCTGTAGAGAACCCTGTAGAGTTCAGAGCTTTCTGGTCTCAATCAAGTAGTGGATTCTATGATTTATATCGTAGATCATTAGATCCAGGTTATCCTAATACGGTAGCCAATAGAGATCTAAGTGTAAAAGATGAGAATGACCCATATATGAATTCTTATCTTACATTTGATAATCTAGAAACTACTCTGGTAGGAGCTTTACCAACTGGAGTTTGGAGTCAAGATACAATGTGTATCATAGGTGTATATGGTTCTGGTAATAATGTTTTAAATGATGGAGCTACAGAAAACTATAGAATCATCCCTTATGAATCTAAGTTCCCTATGGTATTAAATCATACTACTGCAGAACATGGTTTGATTAAGTCTGCTTTAAGTAGGTTATTATCATTAACTTCTGGTGTACCAAGTGAATATTCTAGTATTATAGATTATTTATTTGAAAAACTAAAAGGTGGTACGAGTAATACTACTATTAATAATACTACTGCAGCTATGCCAAAGGGAAGTATTATCATGTGGTATGGTTCTCAGAAAACTATTCCTGCAGGTTGGGAGTTATGCGATGGAGGTGTATCAGTAAATGATCCAGCTCTTACTAAACCTAATTTAATGGGTAGAGTTCCAGTTGGTTTAAGTACTACTACTGGAGATTATTCTACTATTAATGAGTTAGGAGGCTCAGATAAAATAACTCTTAAACTTGATCAGATGCCACGACACCAGCATCGTATAGCTTTGGGTCAAGCAAAGTGGGGAGATAATGCTAATACCAGAAACTTCATCAGATTTGGAGGTAATGATGGAGATGGAGATTATACTAATGATCCTAACTGGGCTGGTAAAAACTATACTGATTTTACTGGTGGTGGATTGGATGGTAATCCTAGTCAAGTTGATATTAGACAAAGTTATTGTGTAGTAGCCTTTATTATAAAGACTATCGAATAAGATTCTTACATTTCACATTTTATCTCTATGATTAGGGACAGGAGGAGAAATACCTTGCTGTCCCTTTTATTGTGTTTATAAGTGTAATTCCTTTTTAGCTCTTTCTTCCCAGTATTGAATATCTTCTCTGATTTCAGTAAAGAATCTAACCGAATTTCTATTCTTAGGTAAATCAAAGAAGTCTACTAATAATAAATTAGTGATACGTTGTCCATCTTTAACTCTCTCCTTAATATAAGGAGGAGGAGTCATCAATACTTCAAATACTAATTGGGCATCTGGAGAAAGATGTTCATTCATGTAATCATATACCATTTGAAGCATTTCTGATTTAGCATTCTGTTCATCCATATCATCCTCTAATTCCTTTGAATCATCAAATAATTCTTCAAATGAAGCCATACCCTTATTTATTTCAGCTAATTCTCCATAAGCAGCTCTTAAGAGTTTATTCTTGAAAGTAGTTAAACTTCTTATAATATCTGCTTTAAGATGTTCTTCATCTACTTCTCCATAATATCTATTAAATACATATATCATTTTATCCCAGAAATAAGATTCAATAATATCTGGAGTTACATTAAACCTCTTATAATCAATCTGTCTAGTTAGATTACGTATAATCGGTTTACATACTTTGTAGAGCTTATTGAAGAGCTTCTTATCGTAGCCTTCTTTCATAGGTCTTAATCTATGTAGCTCTGATCCTTGTTGATGTTCTTGATGTGTCATATTATAAATATTTTATTTGCAAATATACTAAAAAATTCTTATATAAAGAAATAATATATCAATTATTTTATAAAAGGCTGAGGATCTATTAGAAAGAACTAAGATTGAGTATGAATTTAAAGGTACTAGCTAACTGGAGACTCTATAGACTATCTTAGTTCATATATTCATACAAATATAAATTAATTATTGCAATAATGAAAAAGAATAAAATCAAATTTTCGTTTACAACTGATTTTCAGTTGGAGATCCTGAGATATATTATCCAGGATAAGGAAGGAGGATTAATGCTTGCTAGGGTAAAACCAAGTTATTTAGTTTTAATAGAGCATTCATTAATTGCCGAGGGGTTGCATAAGTATTATAAAAAGCATAATAAGATACCTTCGGAGAATATTCTTAAGGAAGTAATTAAAGAATTACTAGAAGGTAAAGAATATGTTGATTTAGTAACTAAGGATGATATTCCTAATATTAAAAAGATTATTCATAACCTATATGAATATCCTTTAAAGGATCATGATTATATTCAGAACAAGATATATCAGTTCTCTACTTATGTTGAGATGAAGAATCTTAATGATAGTTTTGATCTTGATGATTTCAACCAATATGAGGAATATTCTAGAAAGATAGATAAAGTTCTTCAGAGATCCAAACCAAAGAAGGAAGATGAACCTGCTTATTTGATTAGGGATGTAACTGAAAGACAGTTCTTACGTCAATCTGATCCAGAAGTAATTCCTTCACCTTATTGGCAAATTAATGATCTCACTAATGCTGGTGGATTCCCTCCTGCTTCAGTATGCGTACTTCTTGATAAACCAAAAGCAAAGAAGACTTTCTTCTTGGTAAATTTAGCAAGAGGTTATTTGAGAATGAAGAAATCAGTTTTATATATTGATACTGAAAATGGTAAGAATCAGATTATGGATCGATTCATTCAAGGTTCCCTTAATAAAACTAAAAAGGAATTATATTCAGGTGAATATGATAAGCTCGAGAGAAAACATCTTAGAAAGTTATCAAGATTTGGAGTTGAGTTAGTTATAGATAGAGTTCCTGCTATGGTTACCAATATGAACTATGTAGAGAACTTAATACTTAAACTAAGGTCACAAGGTATTGATATTAAGGTAGTTATGATTGACTACTTAGCTAAGATGGCTTCAATTGCTAAAGATGAGGATGATTATAATAGAGTAGGTAATGCTTATATTGATGCTCAGAATATGGCAGAGAAGTTAAAGCTTGATGTAGTATGGACAGCTAATCATATTAAAAGAGAAGGTTATAAACATCGAAAAACTAGATATGAAGAAAATGATATTGCAACTTGTGTAGATATTGTTCGTAATGCGGTTGCTATATTTGGTTTGAATGCTACCGAACAAGAGGATCAAGATAATATCCAACGTTTAGAATTAGTAGTTCAAAGAGATGGTAAACCATCTGGTAGAGCTTTATTTCATATAGATGTAGATAGGCAAAAAGCTACTGAATTCACTAGAGCTCAACGTAAAGAATATGATTCTGTATATGGTGAACAATTAGATAAAACATTAAATAAACCTGAACAAGAGAAATCTGATAAGATTAGTCATAGTGGAGATATATAATATGAAAAAGAAGAAAATTGAAAAAGACAAAACCAAATTTTTATGTGAGGTATTTGTCAAGAAAATGGCTTATCCATCAAGTATGGATATAGGTAATAAATTCACTACGGGTAACAAGTTTACTAAAGGTAGTGAATTAGTTATTAAAGGAAGACCAGATAACGCTGTTCATGTTATACCCTTAACTGAACAAGGTTGGAAGGATCTTCGTAAATTATGTAGAACTGCAATTAAAGAGATAAATGATAGAAATGAAAAAGATAAGAAATCTAAAAGAGATTAAGGTAATACCTACTGATGATCAATTAAGAGTTCATCATGATAATAATCCTCATCATGTGGCACATGTTAATGGCTATAACATATATTCTAAGTCTTTCTCAAATTATATAAATGTTAGTACTGGATATACTCTTGAGGATTTAAAACAACTTAGGAAAGAAATACGTAAAGTTATCAGAAATGAAAGTAACAAACGAATTTAAAGGCAAAGTTAAAACCTACCTAGTAAAAAGGCTAGGGGGGTTTGATTATAGGCATGGGTGGTTAAGATTACCTACTTGCCCTTATTGTCATAGGGAAAATAAAATGGGAGTTAACCTTTCTATGTGGAGAACTAATTGTTTTAGATGTGGAGAACATCCTTCTCCTACTCAAATGATTATGGACATAGAAGGTTTAGATAATTATGGTGAACTTATAAAATTATTGAACAATGGAGAATTTACAGAACTTGAATTTAGTGAGGAGAAGGTTGAGCTGGCCGAGAAGAAACCAGTATATCTCCCAGATGGTTTTAGGAACATCAGCATTGGAAAATCAACCGTGGCTAAAGCCATGCAAAACTACGTTAAACATAGAGGATTTGATATCAAAACCTTATCTAAAATTGGCGTCGGATATTGCACCACTGGGTCTCTATTCGGCTATCTTATCATACCCTTTTTCTATAATGGGGAACTCAGATACTATAATGCTAGACAGGTTATCGGAAGTGGCCCTCGTTACAACAATCCATCCAAAGATATTACTGGACTTGGTAAAGAATTTCTCATCTTTAACTATGATGCGCTCTTCATGTATCGCTCGGTATTTATATGTGAAGGAGCAATCAATGCTCTTACGCTTGGGGAAAGGGGTATCGCTCTCATGGGTAAAGCATTTTCCAGATACCAAGTCAATCAAATAATAAAATCACCTTGCGAACATGTAATTATACTCCTTGATCCAGATGCTAAAGAGTATGCTATTAAATTAGCTTTAGAATTAGTACATTTCAAAAAGGTAAAGGTAGTATTTTTACCAGAGGAAAAGGATGTAAATGATTTAGGAAAATCTGAAACTCTGAAGTTAGTATATAATACTAGATATATGCAATATAAAGACTTAATAGAATTAAAGAATTCATTATGAAAAGAGATCCGAGTATACATATTACATTAGAAAATTTTAGAGATATCCTGGAAGAATTGGAAATTACAGATTTCCCAATAACCAATTTCTTTCAGAAGGCCTCATTAAGAGCTGTTAATTCTAGAATAGTAGCAGTATCAAATAATAAAGTTAGTAAAGAAGTTAACAAAGTTTTACTAGCAAGTAAAGGAGATGCTAATCTAGTTGCCGATATTATATATTCAATAAGAATTAAGCTTAAGCATAGAGGAGTAAGAAAGATAACTCAATCTAATCAACGAGATTGGACTTTATGTAAAAAGTTAGCAGATATCTGTAATCACTTTTGTGAAGATTTCAATTATCCTTTAAGAGAAGGTTTTATTAAGTATATCGAATATGGTATATCTAGGTTAAAGGATAATAGAAATTTATTAAATAGGTTAATCTCCCTGTCTGATAATATTTATTCTTCTTGGGAAGCCAAGATAGTAATAGATAATGATACAGATAAATCTCTTACTAAAAGCTTACATGATTATTATGTAAATCGTATAGCTAGTAATACGGGTATAGTAGAGAATTATTATGATCAACCCGATAAATATGTTCATTTTGTAAATCTTAAGGATTTCATAAAATCAAAAGGTTGGGATTATGAAGATTATATAGATTCACAATTTGATGCTCTGTCCTATTGCAATGGTATACCTACAGTAGAAACCTTATATTCAGATAAGGCCATTGAAAGGTATAATAAATGGTTGTATAAACATTCAGTTAAAACTGAAACCCCAAGAGTTCAGGGTAGTTTATGGGCTCGTATAAATAAACAAGAATAATATGGAACATGTGAAGATTATTATTGAGAACTGTAATAATTGTTCTCTTGATGTTTCAGCTAAGATTGGTTTGAAACTGTACAAGGAATTTAGTATTAAACACCCTAATGCTTTTTATCTCAGAGGTAAAGTAAAGAACTGGGATGGTATGGTACATTTTATCAATAAAGGTGCTCAGTTTAAAATTGGATTATTACCATTAGTTGTAGCTAAGTGTAAAGAGTTTGGTTATAAGGTAAAGGTAATAGATACTAGGCCTAAGCTTGAATTACCTAAAAAACCAGTAACTAAGATAGCTCAATTTGATTTACGAGAAGAGCAAATACAGGCCGTTTCTAGTATATTATATAATAAAGTAGGGAATATACCTTTCCATATTGGTGTTATAGACTATACGGTTAATGCTGGTAAGACTGCTGTAATGGTAGCCTTATATTTGAGTTTTAAAAGAAAGCTTAAGACTTTACTTATCACTAATGATTCAGATTGGTTAAACCAGGCAAAGAGAGAATTTAAGGATTATTTACCAGATGAACAGGTAACATTTGTTCAAGGTAGTAAGGTAGATAATTGGTCTAATTTCTCTATTGGTATGATTCAGAGTCTTTCACGTAATGTAAAGAAGTATCAAAGAGAATTAACCAAAATAGATATGGTGCTAGTAGATGAAGCAGATTTGGCAGGAAGTAAATCTTATCAAACTGTATTAACTCACTTATATAATACCAGGGTAAGAATAGGTTTATCAGGTACAATTTATATGAGTAAGTTAGTAAGAGATAAACTTAAGAATATGAATTTAAGAGCTTTCTTTGGAGATATTATAGCTCAGTTTAAATTATCTGAATCAATAAAGAAAGGTTATTCTACAGATACAGTAGTGAAAATGGTTGATGCCAATTTTTGGTATAATAACTATCAATCTGAGGCTCATGAATATAGCGAAATATATAATGAAATGATTACAGAGAATCCTACTGCTTATAGGGTTGTATTAGATAGGTTGGTTTATAATATATCCTATGGTAGATTACCTGCTCTCATAGTATGCAAGTTCATTAAACACGCTGAGAATATATATGAATATATAAAGAAACACTTAGATAAGAAATATACTATCGCTGTAGTTCATGTAGAAACTAAAGATAAAGAACGTAGAGATATTATGGAAAGATTTAGGCAAGGTAAGATAGATATATTAGTATCTACTACTATTATTGCTCGAGGTAAAAACTTCCCACTTCTGAGATATATGATTAACGCAGCAGATATGGATTCTCAGGAGAAGAATATTCAGTTCCTTGGTCGATTAGTTCGTACACATGAAGGAAAGGATAAAGCTTACCTCGATGATATTCATTATCCTGGCAAGTATTTAAATAGACATGGTAATCATCGTAGAATTTATTATCAGAAACAGAATCTTAAAGTTATTAGATTAAATAGGGGTAAAGTAACAGATAGATCTGCACCAGATCTACCATTCTAAGTAGGATATCTATGCCTTACATGAGTTATTTCCTAATTACTATGATTATATATCTTCCTTCCGGAGGAGGGAAGATGGATCTTACTATAGGAAAAAGGATTATCCAATTAGAAGTAAAGAATAGTACTAATCATATACTCTTACTCTAATTGGATTTTCTATTTGAATATATAATAACTTAATACTTTATATATTATGCTTACAATTAAAGATATACCTCAGGAAGCAATAGATGCTTTAGAAAAAGCATTCTATGCTAATGATAAGATTAAAGCTCTTAGAGATAAATATAATAATCTCTATATGACTGGACATTATACTCAAGCTATGCAAGTAGATAAACGTATTAGAGATTTATTACATCAATGCAAACAGAACTATGTAGATGATTATAATAAATCTAAGGAAACTTTAGCTTTGAGTACTGCTGGACTTCCAGAGGAAGATTTAGAGAAAGTAACTACTCTTATCATGACTATGTTTGTTTGTTGTGATATACTTGAATCATGCCAAAGAGATATAGAACAGACTCTACATAAGACAGATGCTTCTATGCAGTTCCAGATGTTCTTAGGTATCAGAGATATAGCTAAAGAAGTAAAGAAGAAGATTCATTATCTCCTTGATGATACTAATTATATGTCAACTAACTATTGGGGAGATGTATGTGATAATATGTATAAAATGATGACTAATAAAGCTAGAAGTATACTGCGTAAGCTTGGAGACTTACCTTCAAAGTAATCCTCTCTAAGGTTTTACAAGGATTACTATTAGTATATAATAAATAATGTAGAAATAAAATTTTAATAATATTTAACTATATGGCAAAGAAGAAAAAACCAACACTACCAGATCTGAGTAAAGTAGATCCATTAGATGTGATCGATGTTACTCAATTAGGATCTAATAACGATCCTTGTTTTGGTAAAGGGTATAATCTCTCTACTAAGGAATGCAAACTTTGTGGAGATTCAGAATTATGTGCTTTAAAGATGGCTCAAGTTTTAAAGATTACTCGAAAGGAACTTGAGGAAAAGAATCACTATAAAGATCTCGATACATTGGAAGATGTAGAGGGAATTAAGAAATATATGAGGAGCCTTAAACGTAAGGGACTTACTCGTAAAGAGATAGTTTCAAAATGTAATACAAAGTTTGAGGTACCTAAAAAGGATTTGAGAATAATTTTTAAACAGTTAAAGTAATATGGAACCAAGTTTTAAGTTTGTAAGAGTTCGAGATGTACATGTACCTACTCGAGCTAATCAAGGAGATGCTGGTATGGATTTCTATGTACCAAATGATCTCACAGTAGATGACCTTATCAAGTGTAATACAAATACTTATGTAGGTAATTGGAATATAACTAGTAAAGATCAAATTACCGTACCAGCTGGTGAAGTATATTGTTTTGTAAATGATGTAGATCCTAATGCAGAATATCCTGAAAACCCTATGGATTCTATCGTAATCGGACCTCATGCTACTTGTGTTATTCCTTCTGGTATTTGTGGTATATTAGAACCAGAAGCTAGTATGCTTCAAGCCAATGATAAATCCGGAGTATCTTCAAAGAAGAAGTTAAAGGTAACAGCTTCCATTATTGATTCTCCCTATACTGGAGAGATTCATCATGTGGTATTTAATACTACTAATGAACAAACCAGAATTGATCTTGGTGAGAAATTGGTACAGTATATTCATATCCCTATTTATCTTACTCAACCAGAAGAGATTTGGGGTAGTGAATTTACAAAACTAAAAACAGAAAAAGAACTTAAATCAGGAAGAGGTTCTGATGGTATGGGTTCTGGAAAGGAGACTTTATAATTATGGATATCAGAGATATTAGAGAACAAGCTCCTTTGGTTGATGATAAGCAATTAGAGGAAATCTATAGACTTCAAAAGGTTCTGATGGAAGGTTATATTGGTAAGATTGAAAAAGATCTTCCTATGTATCCTATTGATGTTAACTCTAGAAGGGGTCAATCGGTACTTAAGGATATGTCAGCTAGAGTAATCGAGGAAATTGGAGAAGGATATGAATCAACTACTTATGCTCTTCAGTTACTTGGTAAGTATGGATTCAATAAGAGTATTATGACTGATGAAGATCATACTATGTTATTGAATCATCTGCAGAATTCTAATGAGGAACAAGCTGATGCTATTGCTTTCTTTGTAGAGTTAATGTTATACTGTAATATCTTACCAGAAGATGTTTATAGATACGTACAGAATGTATTACTCAAGAAGTATCAAACTAATAAGAGGTTTTATTGGAACTTAGAATCTCTTATGGAGGTAGGTTTAGCATTACTTCAAGAGAGATTTGGAGATTTAACTAGTGGTTTATATAGAGTAATAGAAGATGAAGACTTTGAAACTAAGGAAGAAGCTGATCATGTTTTCAGTTATATTCCTGGTTATAATTGCATAAGTTGGGATTTCCATGATAATGAAGCTAAATTAGCTTGGGAAGTAACTTACCATCTTTCAGTTGCTCGTAATTTCCTTAAGAATAAACCTTGGAAACAAACTGGGGTTATGACAGATGAGAAAGCTTTACAAGAAGAAATCGTAATAGCTTTTATTGAGTATTTGGGTTATCTTAACTATTGTGGATTTACTGCTCAATCCGTTTATGTACTTAGATTTAAGAAACATTTAGTGAATTGCTTCAGACAGAGGAGTCAATATTAGTAAAAGAACTCATTTACATCAAACTATGGTTAGTAAAATTTTAAATAAACAGTGTAAATTTTAAAGGAGTAACTATTAATGGCTGGTTGGAATAGAGATATTGGTTTAGAGTTGAATCCAGAGGAGACTATACATCCTCTGGAATTCGCTACTTCACAGGAAGCTTGGGAGAAGTTAAATGAAGCTTTTCTCAGGCTTGATCCTGTGTTATTTGAAAAAGGTGGAGTAGCTAACTCAGGTGTAGCTGCATGTTATAATGTATTTGTTAAGATCAGAAAAGCTTGGGTAGATCCTGATTTTGATTTTGGTAGATTATTTAATTACACAGAAGCAAAATGGACGAGCTTGCTAAACAATTATATTGATTTTAATAAATTAGATCTCTTGAGAAGTAAATTACGCTTCTTAAAAGCAAAGTATAATCAGAATTATAATATAAGTTACGTGTTTAATAATAAACATGATAACGGTAAACAATGTTTATTAGCTGCTACCTTCTCTAAAAGATTCCAGGAGGATGTACCAGTAATTACTATGGTACTTAGAGCTTCTGAGATTACTAAGAGATTGATATTTGATTTACTCCTTATTCAGAGAATGTCCGAGTATGTATATGGTCCTGATCAGACTGTACAGTTAAATATATTCGCTACTCAGATGTATGGTAATGTTGAAACTTTATTAATGTATCATACTCATAAACCTTTAAAGGTTGTAACGAAAGGTGTAAAGAATCCTTGGATCAAAGTATTAAAGAAGAAACTAAAGGATATACAACATAGTCCAGAAGAGAAATACTCTTCATTCAAGGTATTTTTTAGAAGTTTTAAAGTGCTTCGACCAGATTTATATCAGGATATCTATAAATCTATGTATGCAAAAGATTGTTTACTCGAATATGATGATATAGAGTATCCTGAAAATTGTATATCATACTCTCAGAGAAGAGCATATAAACGTAAATTATTAAATAATAAAAAGAAATGAGAATTTATTGTAATGCTTATGAGTTGATGTCTGAAACAGGCAGAAACTTAATTGAAATGGGTCACATTGTAAAACCAAAGACCTATCAGAATAAAGTAATTGAAGGTAATGACGAAATGGTTACTAAAGAATTACTTTGTGAACAATACTGTTTAACTGATCTCCCAGATCCTCAATGGCTTTTTGTATATACTAAAGCTAAGGCTTGGGCTGATAAGGAATTCGAAGAAAGGGTTTCAGGTGTAGTAATTAATCCTGGTATGGCTTGGCAACTTCGTAAGGAGATGTGGGAAGAGTTCCTAGTTGAAGATATGGATGGTATTAAAAGATTTGATTATACTTATCCTGAAAGAATCAATCATGTGGTTAAGTATAAGGAACAGTATATGTCAAAGCTTGAAGCTATTATCAGACTCCTGAAGGAGGATAATGATACTCGTAAAGCTGTTCTTAATATCTTTGGAGAATATCCATCTGATGATTGCGATAGTAATTATTATGATGGTTCTGCTCGTATACCATGTTCAATGTATTATGATTTCTTAATTAGAGAAAATGCTAGTGGTGAAAAAGTCTTACATATATGCTATCATCAACGTTCTTGCGATTTCATTGGTCATGGAGGTGATGATATATATCTTGCTTGGAAATTAAAGGATTATGTAGCTGAGAAGGTAGGTATTAAATCTGGCTACCTTTATCATACTATTGATTCCTTGCATTCTTATAAAAAGGATTGGTGGATGTTAAAAACTTCACTAAATGATATTAAGTAATATATAGGGAGGAATTTTCCTCCCTATTAATGTTTTAATTAGTTAGATATGAGGACAAAGTACAGAATTATAAGAAATGAGGAAGAGCTTGATAGATTGATAGATTGTTGTAAGAAAGTTGGTTATGCTTGTATAGACTTTGAGACTAACGCTGAGCCTATTTATAATAAGACTTTTAAAGCAACTATCCTTTCAATAACCTTCCAACCAGGATTTGGTTGTTCTATACCACTTCAACATCATGAAGCTAAGAAGAAAAAGTTTTGTGGTAAAAATTGGAATTGGAAGAAGATGCTCTTAAAATTCGGTCATGAAGTAATTGAGAATCCAGATATTGTAAAATGTTCATGGAATGGTAAATTCGATTTTCAGATCTTTGAATTGTACGGTATTTATTTAAGAGGTACCATGATTGATGGTATGCTTGCAAAATATGTTCTCAATGAGGAAAGACCAAATGGTTTGAAGGATATGGTTAAGAGGTATTTACCAGAGGCTGCTGGTTATGAATCAGATAAGGGATTTGATAAATTACCTTGGGATAAGAAACCTTTGGAGGATCTTTGTAAATATGGTTGTCAAGATACTGATTATACTTATAGATTGTGTATTTTCTTCGAGTCTAGACTTATTGAATTAGGTTTGTATGATTTATATAGAAACTTAATTATGCCTGCTAGTAGAGTATTACAAACTTGCGAGGCAAATGGTTTATATATGGATAGAAAGTTTAATCAAGAACTTTTGAAAAGTTATAAACCAAAGATAGATAAGGCAAGAGAAACTTGTATGAATCTACCTAAAGTTAAAAGGTTTCAGAAATGGTATTCTCAACAGAAAATAAATAAATATCTTAAAAGTATACAAGATGAGCTTGATGAATTAGATCCTAATGACCCTAAAGATAAAAGAAAAATAGCTTCAAGGGAACAGAAGATTTCTAATATAGAAGCTGGTATATTTACTACTAAAAAAGAGCAAGAGTTAATAAGACCAGTTAATCTTGGTAGTCCTGTAGATTTACCTACTCTTATGTTTAGTGAGGAAGGTTTTAATATGCCTATTATTAAATATACGGTTGATAAGAAAACAGGTAAAGAATCAAATAAACCAAGTACTGATGAGGAAACTCTTACTGAATTAAGATTAAAGTTTAAAAATCCAAAATCTCCAAAAGCAATTTTCCTTGATTCATTGCTTGAGTTAAGGGGTTTGGAGAAGATGTATAAAACTTATATCCTTGGTTGGTCAGAAAAGGTACAGGATGATGATTGTCTTCATGGTAGGTATTTGATACATGGTACTGATAGTGGAAGATTAAGTTCTCAGGAACCAAATATGCAACAGATACCAAAAACTTCTGTAGACCCAAATATTAAGAATCAATTGGTAGCTAAACCAGGAACCCTTTATTTGGTATGTGACTTCTCTCAGGCTGAGTTAAGAATCATGGCTCATTTATCTGGAGATGAAACTTATCTTAATGCTTTCAATAGTGGTCAAGATCCTCACTTAGCTATTGCTGCTAAGAAATATGGAATTCCTTATGAGGAAGCTTATAAGATATATGATGATGAGAATCATCCTGATCATGGTATTTGGAAAGTTAGAAGAAAACAGGCTAAGCAAATTGCTTTCGGTTTGATTTATGGAATCGGAGCTAAGTTGTTAGCTGTAAAACTTTCAGATCCTAAATCTGGTTTAATTGTAACACCAGAAGAAGCTCAAAAGGAAATGGATATATTCTTTAAGCAACATCCTAAGCTTAAGACTTTCAAAGCAAAGCAGGAGAAGTTCTTAAAGAAACATGGTTATCTTAGATCACTATTTGGTAGAAAGAGAAGATTACCTCAAATTTATAGTGATAATAAACAGGATCAGGCTTATGCTATACGATTAGCTTTAAACTTCCCTTGTCAATCTGCTGCTTCAGATATGACTTTATTTGGTAGTGTATTAATTTATTATATGATGAGACAAGGTAAATTACCAATGATGCAAGAAGTAGCTACAGTGCATGATGCCGTCTATATGAATACAGATCCTAAATGGATAAATACTTGGACTGTACATACCATGTGGGATATATTCCATAACCCAAGTACTAAACCTTACTTTGGTTTTCAGATTAAGGATGTAACTATGGATATGGACTATACTATTGGTAGAACTATGGCTGAGGAATTACCATTCATTCCCGGTTATGATTATAATAAAATGTTACAACCCGACTTTTCAGTAGAAGAGTATATGGAAGAACATAAAAAATATAAGGGTATTTCTATAGCAGATTTCCCTAAGTTATATCATAAAGAGATTAAGCAATATGAAAAAGATTTTAAAAGAAGGATCAAAGTTTAGGATAAAATGTCCTTACTGTGATTGTGAGTTTGAATATGATTCAAATGATATATTTTATGGTGATGTTCTTGGTGGAGCAGCAGTATCATGTCCAAGTTGCCATAATATATTAAATCATAAAGATAGTTTAAGGTCTAATATAACAACTGAACAATTATGAAAGTAGATATTAATAAACTAAAGGTAAAGTTTCAAGGTAAAATCCTAGAAATAGATTTAAATAAGGAGTTATCTATCAACGAAGATATTATAAATTCTCAGTTAATGGATTCTCCTACTAGTTATTATGTATTATCTTCCTTGAGAGATTATTATATAAAGAAAAGAAATGCTCTAGCAAGAGAAAAGGAAGCTGCCTATTCCGATCTTTGGGTCTACTTTAAAGATTCAAATGAAAAATGGAATAATGATTATGTAACTAACAAAGTTTTATCTTCTAGAAAATATTGTTCAATATGCAAACGTTATATGAAGATTGAAGCAAAAGCTAATCAGTTTATCTCATTATGTAAAGCTTATGATACCAGAACTGATATCTTGAGGACTATTAATGCCAATCTTAGAAGAGGTTAGTGATAACTATTATAATATAAATAATTTAATTTAATTTAAAGAATAAAGATATGTATTTCAAACAGATTTTCATCTCAGCTTTAGTAGCTGAAAAACTTGGTAATGTTTTACAATCAGTAGGTTGTCCAACTGAGAATCGAGTTTTAATCTTTAGTCCTAAGGATCAAGAGATTAAACAAGGTGGTATTATTATCCCTGGTCAGGTAAAAGAGGGAGTACCTCGTAAGGGTGTTGTTATTCTCTCTGGTTTTATTGATGAACAGTATGCTTCATATAAACCCCTAGTTCAGACTGGTAGAATTCTTACTTATGGTATGTATGCTGGTAAGGAACTGGATTTTGATCCTGATTTGTTTAAAGAGGCTGGTATAGAAATTGACCTTGATCAGAATCAGTTTACTGTATTATCAATTAACGAAATTATTTACTCAGAAATTAATAAGTAATTATGAAAAAAGATATTAAGAAGAAAGTTTCTACTGGTGGTAAATCTACCAAAGAGAAGATGCTTGCACGTAAAAAGCAATTAGAATCTAAAGGTTCAGGTAGTGGTTTGATATTCCCTAAGGAGGGAACTATTCGAATTAGAATTAAATCACCTGGTGATGATCAGGAACTTGGTATGGAAGTAATTCAGTTCTATATTCCTGGTGTTGGTGGTATTATTTCTCCTGCTACTTTTGATGAGCCTTGTCCATTTATGGAAAAATATGAAGAACTTAAAAGTTCTAAGGATGAGGATGATAAGGAGTTGGCAAAAAAACTTATTCCACGTAAACGTTTTGTAATCGGTGGAATTATTTATGAGGATGATAGGGGTTCTAAGGTTGCTTATGATGGTCAGAATCGAGGAGTTCTTATTGCAGGTCAGGTTTATCAGGATATTATAGATCTTTACCTTGATGAGGATGAAGCTGGTGATATGACTGATCCTATTACTGGTTACGATATTAAGATCGTAAGAACAGGCTCCGGTAAATTCGATACATCTTATTCAGTAAGAAATTGTAAATCTTCTAAACTTGATAAGAAATATCGAAGTGAACTTAATCTTGAGGATATTGTCCGTAATCAGATTAAATCTTATGATGAACTCGAGGAAGAGCTTAATAAGTTCCTCAATGAAGTTCCTGATGATGATGAAGATGATAAACCAAAGAAAAAGAAGGTGTCTTCAAAAGATAATAAGAAAAAGAAGGTGTCTTCAAAAGATAATAAGAAAAAGAAGAAATACCATTCTGATATTTAATTAAATTATGTTGTTAAGAAAGAGAGGTATTCAGAAATGGGTATCTCTCTTTTTCATTTTAATCACTATTAATTATGGCAAAGAAATCTAAGGTTGGTTTAAAGGTACCAACAAAAAATGAACTTTTAAGAAAGTATGGTGAATCCATTAAATTGGCTTCAGAAACTAAGGAAACTAAGCTATGGTTACCTTCTACTTTCTTTGCATTAAACTATCAGTGGGGAGGAGGAATCCCTTTTGGTAAATCAGTAGAAGTGGCTGGTGAAGAATCTTCTGGCAAATCATTAATAGCTTATAACTTTGCATACGCTACTCAACAGCTCGGTGGTCATGTTATTTGGGTAGATGCTGAACAATCTTGGATGAATTCTTGGGCTGAGGCTAATGGAGTAGATCCTGATAAAGTTACAGTAATTAATGATACTAGAATCGAATATGTATCTGATGCTGTAGCAGATATAGCAATTTATATCAGATCTCAGCTTACTCATAATGAGCCTATTCTTTTGGTAGTTGATTCTATTGCTGCTATGGACTGTTCTGATAACATTGATTCAAAGATGGTAGATGGTAAATCAGAAATGGGGGGAAGAGCAAAAGCTCTCTATAAGTATTTCAGAATTAGAACTGAGTTATTTGTAAAGCTTGGTATAACCCAAATTTATATTAATCAATTAAGAACCGCTCTTAATGTTGGTTTTGGTAAAGATAATACTACTACTACTGGAGGAGCTGCTCTTAAGTTCTATGCTTCAATTCGAGTAGCTTTTTATGCTGGTAGGTCTATTACTGTTAAGCATAAGGGTAAAGAAAGAAAAGCTGGTAAATTGGTTACTATACGTTTATTAAAGAATAAAGTTGCTCCTCCTAGACCTACTATTAGTAAGTGTCCTGTATATTTTAACCCTAATTTTCATGAAGTTGGTTTCGATAGAGTATTTGCTCTAGAGGATACTCTAGTAGAAAATGATATTATTGAAAAGAATGCTGGTGGAACTTATTCTTATAAAGGTAAGAAACTCTGTAGAGGAGAAGAAAAATTCCAAAAGCTTCTTGAGGAAGACGATGATTTACGTAGAAAACTTTTACGTAAGGCTGAGATAAATACAATTGGTACTACTAGGAAGAAACTTGAGGCTTTAGGAGATGTAAATTATTTCCCAGTTGATGGTGTAGAATATGAATCACAAAATGATGAGGAGGAAGATTATGAAGAGGAGTAATGATCAGGTAGGTGGAACTCATTATCAAACACTCGATATAGAACTAGTAGAGTTATTCGTAAAATTTAATCTCAATTGGTTTCAAGGAGAAGTAATTAAATATTGTTCTAGATTCAAAAGGAAGAATGGTAAACAAGATTTGTTAAAAGCTATTCAAGTTTGTGAATTAGCCGATAATCTTGGTTTAAGTTCTAAGCCTTTATCCCCAATTGAGTTGGATTTACATTTCTTAAACTTGTATACTTCTCAGTTTGAATATAAGGAAGTACTAAATGATATTATTAATTATATGTTAGTTGATAATAACTATCTGTTAGCTGGTGCTAAGGTAGTAGATTTAAAGAATATGTATTATGAGTAAGAAACATGTATTATTGATTGATGGGGAAAATATTCTCCATCAGTCTTTCCATAAATTTGAAAAGCTTAAGTCTACTGATGGTAGACCTTCTGGAGCAATATTTGGATTTTTTAAATCCTTACATATGTACATTGATCGTTTTAACCCAAAAGAGGTTTATATCACTTTTGATAATGGTCATTCTGAATTTAGGGATAAGTTAAATCCTAACTATAAAGGTCATAGGAAAAATATTTCTATTGATTATGAATCTTTGCAATTACAAAAGTCAGAGATTATGAAGATTCTAAGGTATCTAAGAATTAATTATATCTTCGATAAGAATAAATCTTATAATTATGAAGGTGATGATTTCTTAGCATACCTAGTTTTAAAGAAATTTAATAATGATAAAGTTACCATAGTATCTTCTGATAAGGACTTTAACCAATTAATTTCCTCATCAGTAAAGATATTTAATCCTAGAAAGGAGCAATATGTTCGAGAAGATAATTGTAAGGACTTATTTGAATATTCTCCAGATGAGACTGTAGATTACCTTTCATTGGTTGGTGATAAATCTGATGATATTGAAGGTTATCCTGGTATGGGTCCAAAGAAAACAAGAACTTTTCTTGATAAATATGGTAGTATAAAGAATTACCTCAAGGATCATGATGATGAAAAGATGAAATCCATTTATGAAAAGAATAGGCAACTTATAGATCTTAAGTGGTATATAAATAATATCCCTTTGAAGAGTTTACCTATAAAAAGGTATAAGGATAAAAACCTTAAACTAGAAAAGTTCAAAGAGATATGTATCACTTACTCTTTAGCATCTTTCATGACAAATAATTTTATAAAAGTATTTCAAGAACTAAAATTAAAATAATATGAGTAGAATAATGTTAGCCGGTCCAAGCGGCATAGGTAAAACAACTTTTGCAAATATAATTGCTAGAGATTATGAGTTAGAGTTTCAATCTGGTAGTATGAGAACTCTTATGCCTGATATGAAAGAGGTATCTCATGCTGATATGTTGAAAGAAGATAAGATGGTACAGTATCAAAAAGATTTCCAGTTACTTAATATTCGTAATAAGAAGTTTGAGAATATGGAAAATTATGTAACTGATCGTAGTTACCTTGATTCTGCAGCTTATTTTATTTTTAAGCAAAGTAATTTCCAACCACAGTGTGAGATAGATCATTTCCTAGACTTATGTAAGATGTTATTATGTAAGCAATGTGATAAACTTATCATTTTTGATTTCCCTACTTATATGATTAAGGATTGGGTAATTGAGGATGATGATAAACGTATTACTAATAAGTATTTCCAACATATGATTTCTGGTATTATGATTCAGGTTCTTAATATATGGGGAGCTAATATTCGTGAGGAGATATTTAAATATATGGATCAATTCTGGAGAGCTCCAAAACCATATAAACATGGTTTTGGTATTGGTAAACTAGAAAGTATCTATGGTTCAGTAGATATTTTAGTTCTTCATGAGGCATCTTTTGAAGTTCGTCAAGAAATTATTAATAACTTTATAACAGGTAAGTTATGTCAAAAGTAATAGCTGTAGCTTTTTCAGATTTACACTTAAATCTGTGGGCTAAGTTCAATAAAGATTATAAAAGGACCCAGGATTCATTCCGGGTCCTTTTTAAGATTAAAGAGGTATGTAATAAATATAATGTTCCAGCTTTATTCTGTGGTGATTTATTTCATAAGCCAGAAGTTATTCAAAAGGAATTATTTACTATGGTAGTAAAACAATTCTTAAAACTTAATTGTACTTCTTTTAAATGTTGTGCTATATCTGGCAACCATGAGATTCTGGAAATTTCTAAAGTGGGTATACAACCTAAATCTTGGATATATGATTTAGATCCATTATTTATTTGGTTACATGATTTAGATTATAAAACCTTTAGATTAACTAACAATATCCAAGTTCATGGTGTACCTTATGTAGATCATAATATTGGTTTAAGTACTTATCTTAAAAATATGAAGTTGGAAGAAGGTTATAAACATATACTTCTTCTTCATACCGATTATCCTGGAGCTAAAGATACTGACGGTAGAGTAGTTGATTCTGCTGAGAATATTAATCTTAATATGTTAAACCGTTTCGACTTAGTATTATGTGGTCATATACATAAACCACAAAGATTAAGTAAGAAGGTTTATATGTTAGGAGCTCCTATTCAACAGAGAAGAACCGATAAAGATTGTAAAATGGGTTATTGGTTAGTGATGGATGATTTATCTATGAAATTTGTTGAATTAAAAAGTTTTTCTAAATTCATAGATGTAGAATCAGAAGATGAAGTTAATGATGATGGTAACTATTATACTGTTATTCCTAAGAAATCTAGTGAAAAAGTTAATACTAATCATAAGATTACTAAGACTCTTTCTAAAAAGAAACTAGCAAAGAGGTATCTTAAGGAGAAAGGTATTAAAGATAGAGATAAAGAAGATTTATTAATTAATATCCTTAAAAAATCAGAAGTATGATAACATTATTAAGTGTAAACATAGAAGGTTATTGTTCAATATGTGAACCTACTCATTTACAATTAAATCAAGGTTGTACTATATTGATTAAGGCTCCAAATGGTAATGGTAAATCAAGTATCTTTGGTGCTATAGTTTGGTGTATATATGGTAAATCTCTAAAAGGTATTTCAGATGTAAATACTTGGAAAGAAGTTCAACCTAAAGAATATTCTGGTACTAAGGTAGAAGTATTTTTCCAAAGAGATAATGAGGTATATAAAATAGTTAGATGCCAGAATTATAAAAAAGTTCTTGATGATGGAGCTAAAGGTAATAATCGTTTGATATTTTATGAAAATGGTGATCCTGTAAATATAAAAGGTAAGATACAATTACAAGAAAGGATCATTTTAAAACTCGGACTAAGTTATCAGCTCTTCATGAACTCTATCATGTTTGGTCAAGGTTTACAGAGATTAATTACTGAATCAAATTCTGACAAGAAGAAATTATTTGAAGAGATTTTCGATTTGAATTTCCTGAATATAGCTAAAGGTATAGCTCAAGAGGATAGAGAAAATATTCTCTACGAGGCTAATCAAGTAGAACATAAAGCTCATATGTTACAGCAGGAAATAGAAAGTACTAAGGGTACCTATTTTGAATTACGTGAAAGAGAAAGATCCTGGAAAACTACTATTCATAGAGAACGCAGAGAATTAAGAGAAAAGAAAAAGAAACTCATTGATCAGTTAAGAAAAGAGAAAAGAAAAGTTACCGAAGAGATAGATTTAACTTTAGATGTAAAGGTTAAAAACCAAAGTAAACTGGTAGTTACTTTAAAAGAAAAATTAAATAATGCCAGAAGCTTGTCCAAAGTTCCTCTAGAGGATTTTATAGATACTATCTTAGAGTTAATGAATAATAAAAAATATGATGACGCTTACAAATCTATTTTGAAGATTAAAAAGGCTTTCGGTAAAATAACTAAGTATCAGGATGAGTTAGAGCAAGCTAATGATAGATTATATGAATTAAAAGAAACCAGGAATAAACTTGATGATATCAAAGATACCTGTAATGAATATGCTACGGAGATTGTACGAATTGATTCAATGCTGATGAAATTAGGCAAAGAGAAGTTAAAGGTACTTTCACCTAAATATAAAGAGAAGTGGCAAAGTTTTAAGAAGAAGTTAAGAAAGGTAGATGAAGACTATCATAATAAGTTAGGAGAGCTTAAAGATTATGAATGGTTATTAAATGATCCTCTTGGTAATAATGGTATTAAAGCTTATTTATTTGATTCAAGCTTGGATTTGTTAAATCATACACTAGATAGTTATTCTGAAGTATTAGGTTTTAGAATATCTTTCGAAATAGATTTAGGTTCAACTAGAAAAGATTTTGTTACTCTCATAGAAAGAAATGGTATAATCATAGATTATGATGAACTTAGTGGTGGAGAAAAGCAGGTTTGTAATTTAGCTATGGCTTTTGCTATGTTCGAATCTATGTCTGCTGCCAGAGGTATAAATATAGCTTTCTTGGATGAGGTATTTGAATCTTTGTCATCGGATAATATAGAGATAGTAATAAACCTTATTCGTCATATTTTTGAAAATAAGACTCTGTTCTTAATTACCCATCATGATAGCATACCTTTATCTCACTCCAAGATCTTGCAAGTGGAAAAACAAAATGGTCTAACTTACCTTAAACAACTATAATTGATTATACAAGACAAAATCAATTATAGTTATGGCAAATAGTAAAAAGAAGGGTAATCGCTTTGAATTAAAGGTTTCCAAATGGTTTACGGAATTCTCTGGTTATAAGTTCCAGAGAGTTCCTTATTCAGGAGCTAATCATGTTAACAGAGACTTAGCTTCTGATATTATGTGTAGTGATGAGAGACATGCTCATCGTTGTAAAATATCAATAGAATGTAAATCCTATAATGATATAAGATTTGAGCATGTTTTACTTGGTAATAAAAGATGTAAAATCATACAATTTTGGAATCAGGCTTCTGATGATGCCAAGAGAGCTAAAAAGATTCCTATTCTTTGTATGAGGTATAATTCTATGCCAAGAGATGAATTCTTTTTCATAGTAGACTGTAGATTAATTAAAGTATTAAATACTAAGCAATTAGAACATAGTTTAACTTTGAAAGGTAAAGGAATTCCTACTTTATATGTTTTCATGGCTTCTGAAGTATTAAAGTATATTGATTATAAAAATATACATAAGGAGGCTAAAGTACAATGTAAAACTCTTTATAAGTAATAATTATGGCACATCGTATTCATCGTTTTAAATATTGTATAATTTACATTGAAGATAAGTATTATGAATCTATTAATAGTGACCTCCATAAACGTGGGTACGATGATATTGAAGCAATTGTACCAACCGTTACTATTTTAAAAGGTTCTACTTCAAGAGGTAAGTTAATTTATAAGAAAGAGCCTATCTTATTCAATTTTGGTTTCTTAAAGATGCCATCAGAGAAAACTGTAGATAGGAATTTCTTACGAGTATTATCTAAAAGGATCCCAGGTATTAGAGGATTCTTAAAAGATACTTCATCTCTTCATCCAAGAAAAAAGAAAAGAGCTAGAGTAGAGAACCTTGATATTTGGGATGATTTTTCTCTTGTAGCTTGCTGTACTCGAAAAGAGGTAAGAAGATTTTTAAAAATACAAGAAGAGAATAAAAGATTTTCTGTAACTGATCTAGTAAGTATAAAGCCTGGAGATTATGTAAATCTGAAAGGTTATCCTTATGAAGGTGTTGATGCAACTGTTTTAGAGGTAGATCATAACACTAAGAAAGTAAAACTCATAATGTATCCTCAGAATGGTAAGTTAGAGGTTTGGTTACCTTTTGATAATGTTATATATTCTGTTTATCAGAATTATGATCCTAGAAAACTCTATGTAGACCAGCAAGGATATGATCCTAATGGTATAACTCAAGAACAAATTGATAAAGTATTAAGCATAAGACAATCATGATGAACGAAGCTCAGCAAAAAGCCTGGAGTTGTTTAACTAAAGTTGAACAACAATCCTTATTCTTACATACCTCAGAAGGTAAATCTTCTTGGGAAGCAGGAAGTATGATGAATATATCTCATTATAAATATATCGAGATACGTGAAAGGTCAGAAAAATTCTTTAGAATGTTTGCTGACTTCTTTGAAAAACATAATTCTATATTTAGACCTGATTGTCCTTGTGAGAGAAACTTTCAGGATTTTATAGAAGGTGTTATAGAACATCGTTTAAAGAAACGTGATGCTGTAGTTTATACTGGAGATTCCACTCAACAGATTACTAAGGTAAATAGGAAAAATCTTATTAGAAATATGAAATACCTTAAAGAATCCGAAGATAATTGGGATTTAGATTCTATGAGGTTAATATTTGAGTTTGATAGGTGGAATAATTTTAGAATCTTACCTTCAATCCTTCAACAGCCTTCTGCATTTAAACGGAGACTAAACAAGAAAGATAAGATATATATTAAATATCTTTTAGAGCGTATACCTACTTGGGTTCTAGAAAAGTTAAAAGAAAGGTTCTATTATAAAGTAAAACCTTCAAAAAAGAAATGGTGGGTTGCTTTAATATCTCCTGATTTATATACTGATGGTTATTACTTATTACCAATAAGACCAGAGGAGGAAGTACTCAAGGAGATGAATAGATTTTATATCTATGTCTTTGATGATAAAGAAGATGCTGATACATTTGGTTATTTAGTAACTTCTTTTTATGAGAGAACCGCTAAAGTTATAGCAGGTCAAAAGTTTTGGCCCGAATATAGGTATTTAGTACAAAAGGCTATTAATTATAATGCCGTAAACAACATTGAATTCAATGTCAAGAGACTTGATAATGCCTATAATATAAAACCAAAACGTAAATCAAAGAAGAAGTCTTTGAAAGACACTTCCGAAACAAGAATATCAGATCCTAAGCTATTTTATAAATAAATGCAATTTTATTTGCATATTTAAAATATTATTAGTAATTTTGCAGCAGATTTAAAAAGTAACAATAAAATATAAATAATATGGCTAAAGCGAAGAAAACATCTCTCAACAAAACCAGAGAAAAGTATAACTTTCTCGGTATTGCAGGTAGAAATATGACTTATAAGGATATCAAACGAAAAGCTATTATCCTAGGAATTCCATTTCCTGATACATTAAGTGCTTCTATTGGTTCTCTTTTAAGTTATATCAATACAACAACAAATAAACCAGACAAATCATTAATTGATAAGTATGATGATTGGATGGATAAACAGTTAGCAGATTCAGGTATTCCTAAAAACGATCCGCTTCGTAATTCAAGATTAAGACTTGGGTTTCTCGGAGAAGAAGACGAATTAGGAGAAAGAAAAAGAAAAAGAATTCCTGGAATTAAGAAATCTAGGGAAAAGAAACCACCAAGAGAAAGGGATTTATTTGGTTTAGTGAAAGGCACTAAGAAATCTTATGCTTGGAGATTAACTGCAAGAGGATATTCATTGGATAGAATCGGAAGAAGAATGAAAAAGAAATTCCCAGATGCTAATGATAAATCTATTTCATTATGGTCAAGAAATTGCAAACGTTATATGAAGAAAAATGGCAACCCATACGAAAAGGAAGAAGAGAAGGAGTAGGGATAGAGTATCCCAACTCCAACTAAATAAGGTTAAATATCTTGATAACCCTAGAAGGATATTACCTAATATGTATTATGTATGGCAATATTATAATCATAAGGATAGGAAAACTATATCCGTGGTTACTGAACAGAAATTATATAAGAAACATATTTGTGCTGTACCTTACTTTACAAGGTATCATGCTAAGGATATATTGCTTAATAAATTTGGTACAACCATTTCTGATTGTCATATCATAAAAGGTAAACGTCTAATTAGGCAAGGTATTAAAGAAATAGATGGCCCAAAGAAAAGATTATTTTCAGTAAGGCATAAAGGACGTTGGTATAAGGTAAGGAGATTTAGATATCCAATTGAATGGAGATTATTTCCTAATGCTAGGTCCTTTAAGATTTCAATGTATAACTATTTCTTTAACCATACTAGAAAAGAGTTTGATGATCATTATAAATCTATCTATATAGGTGAAAGATATGGTCTAGATAAATCTACAAATGTTTCTAGGGGTTATGCAGTAAAAAGAACCTTATATAGGCTTGATGGAGATAATGAAGCCCTTTCTGATGAAGATGTTAACAACCTTCAAAAGAAATGGGATAACTATAAAACATTGTTTATAAATCCAAAAGATAAAGATAAATGGAAAAAGGTATTATAACTCATTCATATGAGGATCCTTTTAAGGATAAATCGGTTAAACTCCTAACCTATTTAAATAATAATATAATAGGGGAAGAGGAAATAACCTTTCAGTCAAAAGAAGAATTTCAAACACTTCTTGGAAAGGTTAAACAATTTAACAATGATTCCACTAATCAAAAAGATAAGAGGACTCAGAGAATTATAAATATATAAGTTTAACATTTTAAAACATTACAATTATGGCTAAGAAAAAGGAAGCTAAGAAAAAGGAACTTAAGGTAGTTAACGAGGAAGTTATTAACGGTGCTAAGATCATCACTTATGAGGATGGTTCAGTAGATATCATCCCTGCCGTTATTCATCTTACTGCTGAGCAGGCATCAGATCTCTTCAGTTCAGATGATGAAGATGATGATGAGGATGATGAGGACTCAGATGATGATGAGGATGATGAGGACTCAGATGATGATGAGGATGATGAGGACTCAGATGACGATGAGGATGAGGATGATGAGGACTCAGATGATGATGAGGATGATGAAGATGAGGAGGAGGATGAACCTCTGACTGGAGAAGCTCTCGCTAAGATGGACTTCGAGGAACTCGAGGATGTATGCGATGACAAGGATCTCGAT